CAAACGACTGTAATTACAACTTTGCTCAGATGCTTTTTGCTTTCTGTCTGGGTGCAACAGTGATGTTTGTTTTGGCTGTGGATGAAATCAATGACTTTAAGGGCTGTCCCTTACCCCCTACCTCAAAGTCGCCTTAATTTTTCCAGCAGTCCCAAATAAATTACCAACAATCGACGCAATCGCCATCTCAATGTCGGGAGCGCCAACTTCACGCGCTGTGTCATAGAGATCCTTGGCCTTGAAACCGCAGTCTTCGAGGTTCCGGACATAAGTAACCAAGCTATCCCGAGACTCATAACTTTTTACGTTTTTGAAGTTTTTAAAGGCTCCCATCAAGCCTTTCTCGCACATAGGCAGCAGGTAGTCCATACTCCGGACTTTTTCTGCCATGCTGTTGAAGTCACAGAGGTGACGTTTGTACTGCTCTTTGAGAAACTCACTCATCTCGAGTGAGTTAGGGCTTTCAAGATTTAGAGAAAGCAGGTTCGCCTGAATGTTTAAGTGATAAAGATAAGAGGCCAGTTCGACCATCCCAAAAATGAGATTGTCGACACTGACCTCTTTGGTGACGATAACTTCTTCTTTGATTATTTCCCCGGTCGGTGCTAAAGCAGCTTCGGAGAGAATTTGTTGAATATTAGAAGAAGTCATTTAATTCAGACAGGGCACTGACCCGTGCTGCAAGGTGTTTCTTCTTCAACTTTAGCTTCTACAGATACTTCTTTCTGCTCGTCCTGGGTCTTCAAAAAGTCTTGAAGTGCCTCTTTATTGATGCGGAAAAGAGATTTCGCACCGTTGGGTTGAAGATTGACGTAGGTGCTCTTAGGCCAGCCACCGGGTTGACGTGATTCGGTAAGCGAAATGCGTTTACGAACAAACCCAGCTGAGCAATTGAGCAGCTCAGCAGTTTGCGCGATTGTGAGCAGCTTCTGGGATTCCATGCGAATTAAGTAGTGAGTGATCTCAACGACAAAAGATTAGCAGGAAATACCTAGGCAGCAACAAATAAAGGCTTACTTATTTTGTCTTAATGTTCTATGGCGGTTATGATATATCAAGACTTGCTTGACAGTAGCTAATGGCACGGATTCGCCTGGCAGGAGAGGTTTTCAGCGGTTACAACAAGCCGAAACGCGACGTACAAGGCGGCAAACAGTTTGCTGTGGCAGCTAAGGAAGGCGATAAGGTCCGTCTTGTCCGGTTCGGCGACGCGAACATGGAAAACAAAAGTGACGATCCTGAACGACGCAAGAATTTTCGTGCAAGGCACAGCTGCGACGAGAAAAAGTCAAAACTCACCGCAGGATATTGGTCATGTAAGAACTGGTGAGCATGTAGTGACATAGTGTAGACGTTTAATTCTAATTAGACTAAAGTCAGCAGCATCGATACGATGAACGGCTCTGAACACGTAAGTGTCAGTCTTACCCTGGAAGATGAGTTTGTACTGACCCGGATCAAGAACGCTGCTCACGAACTCAAAGGCAAAGAACGAGATCAATATCTTTGGAACCGAATCGTTAGGCTTGTCTGTCGTGAACGAGCCTTCAAGTACGTTGTCGATGAGCTTGGAGTTTGCGTTGATCCTAATATTGGTGTATTTGATGATTTAGAAGATGAACAAGATTAAATCAATATCTCTATCGGTTTTATTACTTCTAAGTCTCGCGTCGCCTGTTTTTTCTGCACCTGAGTTTTTTACTTTTTACGAGTTAAAAGCTCTTGCCGAAGAAGCAGGTTTTCCTCAAACTATTTCCCCAACTATCGCAGCTATAGGACTAGCTGAGTCGTCAGGTAACCCTAGAGCACACAACGATAATCTAAAAACTGCAGATAATTCATATGGTCTTATGCAGATCAATATGATTGATTTTCCGTACTATCTGCTGGGCACCTCGCGTCGCAAAGAGTTTGGTATCGAAAGTAATGAAGCTTTGTTCGATCCATTTGTGAATATGAAAGCAGCCAAAAGGATTTATGATACGAGTGGCCTTACTGCCTGGAGTGTATACAGGCACGGAACCTACAAAAAGTATCTCCGCTAATCAGCATGGATTTTTCTTCTTCCTTTCCTATTACTTCGAATATTGATTATTCTTCGGCGTTCAATAATCCCAGCCCTATCAACTTTTCTGCTGTGGGGGAAAGCGTTTTTCCTACAGAAAATATTCTTGGTGTAAATCAAAATATGGATACCATCAACCGTTTTGGTGAAATGGTGTCTTCAATGGGAAGCTCAAACTTGCCTGAAGCGCGACCCATCGGAGCAGAAGAAATGAACGTGCGTGAGCAGCTTCAAAAAATGGGCGAGGAATTAAATCGACTAAAGAATGCCGAAGAGTCTGACGTGGATACCATTGCTGACAAAATGAAGGTTGCTAAAGGAGCTATCGAACAAGCAGTCAAAGATTTTAAACGTATCAACTAGAGGTCTTATAATTTAAGAAAGTAGCGGTATCAAAGTGTCTGTAGCTCCTGGCGGATTCGGCGTTCCGGTTTTGACTGGCGGCACTGACTATTCTGGTGCTTTTAACTCCGGTAGTAGCGGGGGAGGAGGTTTTAACCTAGGCGGTATTCTTCAAGGAGGAATTACTGCTGGTTTAAATTCACTTTTAGGTGGTCTTTTTGGTGGAGGATCTAGTGGAGACAGTGGTGGGTCTGGACCTTTTAGCGAAAGTTTAGGGGATCTTATTCAAGCTGGTCCTGCTGCATATTTCGATAATGAGCTTGTTGAGCGTGCTACTCAGCGCGTAAATGCTGAGACGCTTAAAAATTTAAATCAACTTCGTAACACCCTTAACGACATTGCTTATCTCACGGGTCAGTCGACTCCTGAGTTTGTAAACCGCACTGAAGGTCGTTTTCAAAACTATTTAGAACCAGCAGCACAGCGCGGATACAACTTCCTGAATACTTACCCTGCAAAGTACGGTCAAACTCTTGCAGGTGATTCTTTACTGCAAAGATTCCAAATCGATAACTATCTTGATGCATACAGCAATCTAAATCGTCCTACGTTTATGGACCAAGCTACGAATCCTACAACTGTGTCTATGAAGATGAATGAAATGGAAGATGTTGCAAACACTTATATGAACAAATTCAAGGAAGCTTCTGACGCAGGAGGCTTGATGAATTACATGGATCAACAATCCCAGGAATTTATTCAAGGGGCTGGGGCACCTGATCTACCTGATGTGCCTGATGTTCCTGAGTACCGTCAAAAAGCCAGTAAGTTCTACTCTAAAGATCGCGGCGTCCAAGATTTAATGACTTACTCCTCTTACTGATGAGTCTCGGTAAATCGCCTGCTGAAAGAAAAGCTGACAGCTATGCGTATAAAAGAGGCACGCATACTGATAAAAATCAAGCTTTTCGTTTAGCAGGAAAAATTTTTGCAGATGCAGATTTTAGAGCTGAAAAGAAAAGAGAAATAAGAGAGTCTTTGCAGAGAAGTCGCCCCGTGGGTTACGGCTTTGCAAACCGAGATGAATACGGACCAGATGATTCATGGTCTTCACAAGAATCTCTTAGAGGTATACACGACCGAGATCACTATATAGTTGGTGAAAATCATGGATTCGGTCCTCATAATTTTTGATAGAAGGTAAGTAGAAGACAAAACCAAACACCTTTGAGTTTTTAGTTTTTTTCATTTCTTCATCGTCCCTAGTCAGCTGAGGGTGTTCCTTGAGAATACATATTGGTAAATCTATACCAGATTTTTGAGTAGCTAATAGTGCTACTTCAGTTGACGTAATAAATACAATGCCTTCATCAAACTCTCGTTTAAGCCATTTTCTATGGGCTTGCTCTAGCCAAACTCTTTGGTTTGATTTTTTGAAGTAATTAGTTTTTTCAAAGAGCTTAGTCGACTTAGTCTGCTCACTCTTGAGAGCTATGTCTCTAGGGGGATAAAGATATACGTTTTTGCCCCTCCATGTTTGGTTTAGTCCGTTGTTCTCCCAGGTAAAAAATCGAGAAGCCTGAACGACAGTATTTGCTCGATCGCTCGAGGCAGGATCTAAAAATATCTCACCCCCTAGAAACGCTGTGGTTACAGCGATGAGTTCAGGAGGTGAGATGAAATCAAACGAAGCAAGCACTACTCAGATTGTGTGTCTTCAACCAAAGCAAGACGCATCTGACTATGTGTGCTTTCTGTTTTAGTCCCTGACCATAAAACACTGTAGTAAAAATGTTTAGAACCAGCTCGATTTTTCTTGACAATCACGTCGATTACTGTTCCAATTCCTCTTTCTACTCGTTTGTAGTCTCGAGGATTGAAATTGACTTGGAGCGCAATGTGCTTTGTTTCTTTGACTAAGTCTCCTTCTTTAAATTTTGGTTCAGGTGCGGGACGTTTGTAAGGCATGTCAGAGGATTAGACCGTTGGTAGCAGAATCAATAACTTCATTGGCGTGCTCTGGGTCGAGACGCATTAACTCAAGGTGATCTTCTTCGTAAAAAGCAACTAAGGCAAGACCAGAGTTGCTTTCTTTTTCAACAAAATTAACTACCTTCTTGAACATGTCTTCGAGATCACTAGACATAGCTTCTTGAGCTATAGACAAGTCCGCTTCAAGATCTTGAACTGTGCAGTACTTACTTGCCGTAGGTTCCGTGGGGTTGAAGACAAGAACACCCTTACCTCTGTACTTTCTGTTTTCTTCGTACAGAGTGATCATGTCACTAATGATGCTTCTAAAGACACCTGCACTGAGTTTGCGCTCAACTTCACTGCCTTGAGAAATCATTCGGCGGAGACGATTTACTGCTTCGTTACTCATACTTAAAATTGCTCCAAGCGGCCTGAAGGATTTCATACGGATCATACAGAAACTTTGAACTGTTGTTTTCTTGAGGATTGAGTTTGCAGTAGTGTTTCCCCTCTATAAGACCAGAAGCTCCTTTAGAAGAGAGACCCTGAAAAATTAATTTATCGATAGTGACCGTGGGCACACCGAGACGTTGAGCAATTGTTTTTCGATTTACAAAAGCTGTTGTTCTTCGGTTGTGCTTGTTAGCCATCATTTGCAGCGATACATCGATGCTGCTTAAAAGATCTGTGATTAATTTGATCTCTTTTTTAATTGATTCAGAAAACATTTCAGTAGGAAGGATCCCCATGATCACCTGACGTCAGGCAATTAGGGCGACTTGCGTGAGGGCGGAAAACGGTAAAACGCTACCTCAACCTTCCGTGACCGTTAAGCCGTTTCTTACAAAACGATCGAGGTCAGTCTAGGAGCGCCTGTGCTTGTTGGTGAAAGTCGGGCGAGTCCTCAACGAGTAACTCGATCAGCTTATCGAGCTTTCGAGACACGTCAAGAGGTTGTGTAGCATTCAAAATCAACCAATATTTGTGTGCGTTGAGTAAGTAGTATTGTGACTGTTTAGCTTTAAGAGCTTGACAACGCCATTTTTCAAAGTCAAAGCTTGATTTATAGCGACTGCTGCCCATCGCGCATTCCGATTGGCGTATGTCGATTTGTAAATCAATGTCTGTAATGGTGTAACCGATTGCCGAAATTTTTGCCTCACAGTCTTTGACAGAAGTAGGAGGTTCGTTATCCGAATAAATCCAAGGCGGCAGGTTTGGAATAATGTATTTTTCTTCCCAGAGAGAAGGTTTATGCGGCCTTACTTCCGAAGTGGAATGATTCGAGAATGTCCTCGATGTACCTGTTGAAATTCCCATTGATGCAATAGAGCGTGTGGTGTTCAAATCGGGTTCTAATAACAAGATCGAGCTTTCTAAGTTTTTTAAGCTGCTCGCGAGTAGTCGCCTGAGACTGACCCAAAGCCTCAGATAATTCGTTTACATCAGTCGGTTGAAGGGACTGTAACTCATAAATTAAAAAACGCAGCTTTTGGATTTGGTTATATCTCTTTTTATTCTTCGAATCGATCTCTCTGACAGCTCTATAGAGAGCTTCTCGTGCAAAAGCTGCTTGATGGTTCCGGGGGATATCTTTTGTCTGATAAGAGCTTCCACCGTTTGACGAGCTTCCAAGGGAAGTGTTGTGTCCTTTGTTGTTAGGCATAGGTGATAAGGGTTGATACACTTTGGATTACAGCACTTGGAGCGCACACAGTGCTCTGGTTTAACCTCTTTTCTCCAGAATTGAGTAAAGATAAACCTCCTTGTGCGTTGGTAGTGGGTGTCATTGGGTCCTTTGTACAGACCTCCGTCGTCCGGAAACTCCAGGCAAGCCTTGGGATCGAGGGTTGCTCGGTGCATGTTGAGCCACGCAAGGAGACGCTCGGACTTGTAGGTAGCCGTTTGGTGCTCTTCTCGACAGATCTCACAGGCGTGGATGCCATCGAAAGGAAGCAACACGTTTGCTGAGTCCTGAGAGCTGATAGTGATCGGATCAGATCGACCACACCGGCAGGACCAAACGACAACGTTACCGTAGTCCAGGACATCCCAGTGCCCACGGATGGTCTGAGAACTTGGCTGACCAGGCGGACGAACTGGTGCCGAAGGCTGAAGAAGCCCCAAAAGCGCCGCCAGACGGGCGTCGCGAGTGTTCATAAGCATGTTGTTGTTCTTGTCTTACGAGACTAACACACAGAGCGCACAGAAGGGGAGTATCGACAGATTTTCAAAAGGATAAGACTTTTTCACTTGAGGGTTTTTCCATACGTGCTGGCTGGTGTCGGGTGTCGATAAAGATGCCGTCGTACGGACACGGAGCCCAAAAACTCCTACTTTTCTAATTTAATTACTTAATACGTATACTTAGACGTCTATATAGATACGAATTAAGAGACACACTGCTTAGATTTGAGCGTTCTAACGAACTTTATTAGGTAACAACAGTCGCAAGCTCCTGTGGAAGGCAGTGTGAGTCATAGTGTTATACAATTTGATTAATAGATTAAGTATCATGCGACTCACCTGCAATTCCGAATCTCCTCCGACCTGGCAAACGATTCGAGAAAGAGCTAATCAATTGGGCATTCCTGCCTGGAAACTCGCTGAAGAACTTGCTTTTCACGAGGACAAAGAAACTTTGAGATTTTCAGACACATCAAATAACGGGTAAGATTAAATTCGAGGAATACTCAGATAGACTGATATAAGGAGGTGGACTATTTAAATGCCTGAACGCAATAGCCCTGCTTGTCCACTTCACGGCGATCTCCCTAGGGCAAGACACCCTCACAACTTCTTCGGAATTGTGACGGTTATCGATCAACTCATCGACACTATTAGCGGCGTGGGAACTACAAGTTATACAAGATGCCCCTACGGCTACCCCGCCAACTTCGAAGGCGTAGTAAGGGCTCTTGAAGATTTAAATTCTACGACAAGTGGTATTAGTGCTGGCGGAGGTGCTCCTGTAGTTACCTCTGGTATTACTGCTGGTTCTGGTTTATATGCTTCAATTAGTGGAGATTTAGTTTTACTCAACTTAGATTCACGAGCTGAGGGCTCAGTTTCGCTTGCTTACGATTCGAATACTGCTGTATACAGTGGATCTGCAAGTTCTTCACCAGGTGGTGGAGCAAGCGTTACTGTATCTGGCGCACCTGGAACAGGATACTCAGCTGGTGACCTCTGGTTCGATACAAACGAAGGTCGTCTGTTTGTTTATGCGTCGGGCAATGACGTCGAGTCTCCTGACTGGTATCAAACGAACGCCGAGGGCATTGCTCTTATGAGTGACCTACCTCCGTCTGGCGGTGGTGAAAATGCGCCTGCTCGTCACGGAAGTATTTGGTTTAACCAACTCGCAGGTTCGCTTTTCGTTTACGACGCTCAGACCAGTGGTTGGTACGAGACTGGTCCCCAGCGGAGTGTCGCTTATGGTGCTGCTCCTCCGAGTCCTCCTGTTGCGGGTGCTGGTTGGTACGACACGATTGATTCAGCACTTAAAGTTTGGAATGGCACTTCCTGGATTAGCACTTAATATCAGGACGCTTTTACCAAACCCATGGCAGCCAAAAACGGTAACTACATCGCCTCTCGACCAAAAACGACTTGTCAAGGTCAGGGTACGAACTCCCGTCCAAAGCGTCGCGGTAAGAAAAAATTGAGAGGTCAGGGGCGCTAAAGTGATGTTAAACAGTAAATAAAAATGGCAATCGTCAGCCTTGTTGCAGGTGAGACCATTACTGCTGGTCAGGCAGTTTATATCAACTCATCTGGTCTTGCTCTAAGGACCCAGGCTGACGGTGGCAACATTGATTTAGCAGCTTGTGCGGGTGTTGCTCAGGACACAGTCCTTGAAGGTCAAAGTTTTCGGTGTAACGTTGACTCGGTATCAACAATACCGAGCGCCTCTTTTACACCAGGAACTCCGCTTTTCCTACACCCATCTAATGATGGAGCGATAGCTGAGTACGATGTATTCGCTTCTGGTGTAGCAGCAACTGCGGCTGTAGGTCTTTATTTAACTCGTGTGGGTACAGCATTAACAGCTGATCGATTGGCTGTTGAATTAAAAAGACCCATATTTATTAATAACACTACATCGATCCTTCTTATGGAGACTGCATCTGGATTGGTTGTAGATGCTATCCTGGATGAAGATGGCTTTAGAATTGACACAGAAGGTGCGCTCTAATTATGCCTAGCCAGAAGATATCCCAGTTTCCAGCTCAAACGACCGTAGCGTCGGGCGATATCCTGGCGCTTGTAACTGTTTCGGGCAGCACTTTTGATAATAAACGAATAGGAATTGATGTTCTAGATGGTAGATATCACGCTTCTGCTTCGGGTGGCGCGGCATTAGAAATTGCTGTTGAAGCTCTTGCTTCTGGTAATGCTGCTTTAACTGATTCTTTAGAAGCACTCGCCTCAGGTAACGCAGGTATTTCTCTTGCAATTGCTTCAGGTAATGCTGCTCAGGCTTCTGGTAACGCAGGTATTTCCCTTGCGATTGCTTCCGGTAACGTTGCTCAAGCTTCTGGTAACGCAGCTCTTGTTGATGCGTCAGCTGCTCTTGCTTCAGGTAACGCAGCACTTACTGACGTTTCAGGTAAGTACGACAAGACGGGTGGACCTATTACAGGCACTGTAACCGTCAAAGATCAATCGATCGGTGAGGTCGGAAATCAAGGCGTTCGTAATGGCACAATTACACTTGATTTTGCTTCAGCAAATAATTTTGAATTTGTCCTTGATGGGACTTCTACGCTTGGTGCACCAACAAACGCCAGTGGCGGCCAGTGTGGAGCTATTACAATCCGCCAAGACAGTACGGGATCGCGTACGCTTGCTTACAATGCGGTGTTCAATTTTGCCGGTGGCACCGCACCGACACTTACGACTACAGCTAGCGGGGTTGATGTAATTTCATTTTATGTTTCGTCCCCGACTGAGATTCAATCCGTTGCTGTTTTAGATCTACAATGATTCCTGGACAGGCTCAACAGTTTTTTGAAGCAGCCGCTGCTCAAGCTGGCGGCTCCTCCTACGAGATTGAACGTAGCTTGCGATTTAATAGTGGTGATAGCGCGTATTTAAATAAAACACTTAGCTCCGGAAATCGTACAACATGGACACTCTCTTTTTGGGTAAAAAGGGCTATCGGTAGTACTACTGATGGAATATTTTGTGCGTACAACGGTAGTATTTCAGAAGATAATTATGCAATTGTTCAATTCTATAGTGATGATACTTTGCATGTTACCTACGCATACGCTTCTTATAAATCAACAAATCGAAAGTTTAGAGATCCTTCAGCCTGGTATCACATAGTCGTTGTTGTCGACACTAATAACTCTACGGCTAGTGACAGAGTTCAAATTTATGTAAACGGAGAGAAAGAGACAAGCTTCTCTACAACTCACGATCCCGATTTAGGACAAGAACTGGCTTTTAATCAAGCTTGTCCTCATTACATTGGCTCAGAAGTCGGTCAATTTTATAGTGATTGTTACTATGCAGAAATGCATTTTATTGACGGAACAGCACTCGCTCCGACTGATTTTGGAGAATTTGACAATACTAACAACTGGATTGCTAAAGAATATACCGGTGGGTCATATGGAACAAACGGTTTTTATTTAAAATTCAACGACAACAGCAGCAACGCTGCGCTTGGAACGGATAGCAGCGGCAACAACAATACTTGGACGGTTAATAACCTGACGGCAGAAAACCCAAAAACTCTTCCAGGCGTTGATTTTGATGGCAGTAACGATTACGTAGAAAGCGCAGATGATGCAGATTATTCTCTTGGCACTAATGACTTCACAATGGAGTGCTACATATATCCAAGAACTTTTGATGATTACAAGGCGCTAATGATGAAATACACGGGGACTAGGTCAACTTCCTCGTGGTTTTGGTCCTTAAATAGCTCAGGGCACATCTTATTCTATTTGTACTACGGCACCAGTGAAATGGGGATTGTTACCTCAGGCACTGGCATGACCTTGAACAAATGGAATCATGTTGCGTGTGTAAGAGATGGAAGCACTGCTCGCGTTTATATCAACGGCGTGCAGGTTGGTACAGGCAATATTTCAACCAACTCTGTGAACGACAGCTCTACAGCTGTAAGGATTGGCGAGGACTCACAAGGTTTTTACGACCTTGATGGAATTATGTCGAACGTTCGCTTGATTAACGGCACTTGTCTTTACCCAAGTGGAACAACTTTCACTGTCCCTTCTACTCCTCTTACAAATGTAACGAACACCAAGTTGCTTTGTTGCCAATCAAGCTCTTCTGCGACTGCTGCAACAGTTAGCCCTAACACTTTAACCACGGGTGGTGATCCTTTTGCTACAGAACGAAGCGACTCAACATCAGCAGACGACAGCCTGATCGATACGCCGACGGATTACACGGCAGGTTCTGGTAATAACGGTGGGAACTATTGCACACTTATTCCGTTAAAAAATGCACAAACATTATCCAACGGCAATTTAGATGTTGTTGGAGGAAGTAGTTGGCAGAGATCAGTCGGCAGCCTGGGAATGTTTAGTGGAAAATATTATTGGGAGTACGAAATTACTGCAAGTAACGAACATATTATCGGTGTGGGTCCTGTTGATATGCAGCTCAGCGGCAACTTAGGCGCTGGCAGCCCTCCTGGCTCTGGTTATGGAACTGAAACAGGTTACGTCAACGGAACTGGTGCTAATGGTTCATGGAGTAATACAGGTGGATCGACAACAGGTGACCTTATTGGTATAGCTTTTGATGCCGATAATGGCAATATGTACGTTTATAAAAACGGAAGTGCTCTCAACGGTGGTATTGCTTCTCATACTGGCTTGGTGATGCCCCAAATTCCAGTTGTCAGTTTGAACGGATCGTCGAGATCGGGCGTCATTAACTTTGGTCAACGCCCATTTGTATACACACCTCCGACAGGTTATGTAAGTCTCTGTACGACTAATCTCACTGACCCAACGATTGCCGACCCCTCGACGGCGATGGATGCCCTTTTATATACAGGAGATGGTCAATCAAGCAAAGCAGTCACTGGCTACGGCTTTTCGCCGGGATTTTTGTGGCTTAAGGAGAGAAGTTCAACCTCTGATCACGGCTTATGGAACACAGTTGTTGGAAGCGGCAAGTATCTGTCATCCAATTCGACCGCTGCTGAATTCACTACAACCACAGAGCTGAATTCCATTGATTCTGCTGGTTTCACTGTTGGTTCATCCAGCATGACCAATGAAAGCGGTCAGACATATGTCGCCTGGGCTTGGGAGACTGGTGACACAACCACAACTGTCGCGAAGGACGCAAATGGAACCAATTTGCCTGGAGCTACGTGCGAATATCGAGCGAACACAACAAATGGTTTTTCGGTCGTAAAAGTTGCTGACCCTCAGAGCAATGAAGCCCGTGTTCACGGACTTGGTGTCGCTCCTGATTTCTTTATATGCAAAAGTACAGCTTCATCAGACAGTTGGCACACTTATTGGAAAGTTCTGGGACGTTCTTACTATATTAATTTAAACGCAACTAGCCCTGCTTCTTCGAGTGATCAGTTCGGTTCTCAAGAACCTGACTCGACGTATTTTTACGTAAAATCAAATACTGGGTCTGGTGCTAATAAATCAGGAGGTATGGTCTATTACCTATGGAACGCTGTGGATCAATACAGTGCGTTTGGTGAATATCTCGGTAACGGAAATGCTGATGGTCCGTTTGTATTTACAGGGTTCCGACCAAAATGGATTGTATTCAAAATGCGCTCCGGCTCTGGTGATTGGCGGCTGATGGATACCTCTCGTGATTTGATTAACCCCTGTGATGCACAGTTATATCCGAATAACACTGATGCTGAAAACTCAAACTCTGCTCACGAAGTCGACTATTTGAGCAATGGCTTCAAAGTTGTTACAAGTCATTCTGCTATGAACAGCAGTGGACAGTATTACCTCTACGCCGCCTTTGCTGAGCACCCCTTTAAGAGTGCTCGCGCTCGATAAGATCTGATTTAACGGTTATACTTAACTTATAAAGTATCGAAGTCGCCGTGTTAGTTCTCGACGGAAAAACACTGCAGTATGACCGTCCCTTTTCACACGACGGTATTAATTATCCTGCAAACTGGCTTCGTTTAACGACTTTGGCTGAAAAAGAAGCCATCGGTATTGTTGAACAAGCTGACCCATTTACTCCGACTTACGATCAGAGATTCTGGTGGGGCGTAGATAATCCTAAAAATATCGATGATCTAAAAACCCTTTGGAAAAGTAAAACATCCGGTACTGCTAACTCTTTACTCGCTCCGACTGATTGGTACGCGATTCGCAAAGCTGACACTAACGCAGCTATTCCTACCGATTGGTCTGATTGGCGTCAAAGCATCCGTGTGGCGGCCTCGACTAAGCAAACTGCTATCGATGCAGTTACCACTGTCGCTGAATTAGAGACATATATCACTACAAACACTGGTGAAGACAGTGATTATGGAGTTTGGCCTCTTGATCCTGATCAAGTAGCCGCTTTACCGACGCCCGAGCCGACGCCTGAGTCTGAATCCGTCGTTACTGGTGGAACAGTTTCGACCGAGAGTGAAGATGTAGTCGATTTAGGAGGCTAATTCGTGACTAATCGGTCGATCTTCAACCGCCGGTATACCTCGTATAGCCCTGCTGGCGTTGAGGTTTACCTGCTGAACGGCGCTGGTATTTCGTCTCAACTGAATCCAACTTTTGACTTTGAGCTTGGTGAAGACCTTGATTCTGGTTCTGTTGTTTACGTAAGCGGTGCAGTTATTCTTGCTGCATCTGCTGCTTCAGGAACTATTTCTGATGCTGCCTACGCGGTTGGAATCACAACTGTTTCTGGTAACGCAGGGGCAACTGTCCCAGTAGTTACCGACGAAATTGCGACTGTAGACAGTCAAAATATTACGCACCAGAGCACTTTGACTCCTGGTCGTTATTACTATCTGTCGACCGTCCCCGGTCAGGTCACCTTGATCGAACCTTCAGGTATCACTGTTTCTGGTGGATTTCAAGCCTCGACACTTGTGGGTATGGCGCTCACCCAGTCCGATATCCACTTAGAAATCGATGGTCCTGTTTTCTTAACTCCCTGAGTTAGACTGTAATTAAAATATTCCGTCATGGCAGATCGTCAGCCTATTGTTTTAGTCAGCGGCGCTTTCGCTGAACTGCCTCCGGGCGACGGAATTATTGGTGCAAGTGTAAGTCTTATAAGTAATCCAAGTGGCTTATACACACTTGGTGGAGAACTCGGATACGACGGTACGGCTATCACAGCGCTTGCCTCTGGTAACGCTGCTCTTTCTGATGTAGCTGGTGCAGTTGCCTCGGGTAATGCTGCACTCGTCGATTCTGCTGAAGCTCTTGCTTCTGGTAACGCAGCTCTCACCCTTGCTGTTGCTGAAGGTGGAGCACTTGCTTCTGGTAATGCTGCTTTAGCTGACGCAGCTACCGCACTTGCCTCAGGTAACGCAGGTATTGCTAACGCAGCGACTGCGCTTGCTTCAGGTAATGCTGCTCTCACTGATGTGGGCGGCAAATACGACAAAACTGGCGGTCCGATCTCAGGCACCGTACGTGTACAAGCTCAGTCGTACTCTGATGTCCGCGACGAAGGGCTTGAAAGCGGCACCATCACTTTGGATTTTGGGTCATCAAATAATTTTAAAATGACTCTGACTGGAACTTCCACCCTTGGCGCACCAACAAACGCCAGTGGTGGTCAGTCCGGCAGTATTTTTATTCTTCAAGACGGTACGGGATCACGTACGCTCGCTTATAACGCTGTTTTTGCGTTTGCTGGAGGAACTGCACCGACCTTAACTACAGCAGCTAGCGGGCAAGATGCGCTTCTGTATTACGTTCAGGATCCGAGTACCATTATTACAACGTCCGTTCTGAACGTTTGATATGGCTGCTTTAGACGGTGTAATTCCAGCGATTATCGGCGCTGCAAATGCTGCCGGTGGGGATTTTCAAATCGAACGCAGCTTGCGGTTCAACAGTGCTGATACTGCTCATTTATCTCGAACTTTTAGTACTTTTACAGACATAAATGTAGGTACTATATCTTTTTGGTTGAAGAGATCAGCTGAAGGTTCTTCTGTTATTGCTGCAGGTTGGGCTGGAGGTGTCTCCTATAGCGGTTCAATTCAATTCAATTCGTCGGATAATGCTTTACAAGTAAGTGTAGGCGGTTCTTCTGCCCATACGTTCAAAACAAATGCAATTCTTAGAGATTTTTCCGCTTGGTATCACGTTGTCGCAGCTTGGGATCGTAGTGCTTCTGCTGCCGACAAAGTAAAAGTTTGGATTAATGGGGTCGCACAAACATCTAGTGATACAGGATATCAGTCTTGGACTTCCGGTGATTGTCAAATATGGGCTGCTAATAGTGGGAATCGAATCGGTCGTGGCGACGCAGATCGGTACAACAATCTTCTAAACGGATATTTAGCTGAGTACCATTATATTGATGGTCAAGCACTCGATGAAACTGATTTCGGTGAATACGACGATAATAATGTCTGGCAGCCGAAAGAATACTCTGGGACGTATGGCTCGAATGGTTTTTATCTGAAGTTTGCGGACAACAGTAGCGACGCTGCGTTAGGAACGGATAGCAGTGGTAATGGCAATACTTGGACTGTCAATAATATTGAAGCAAGCGGTGCTTTTGGTATTGGGACCGCTTGCAGCATTCTTACCACTTCGCAAACTATAACTTTTCCTATAACTTATGCGACGACAGTAACTTACGAGTTTTTTACTCGTGTTACTAACGCAGCTACTTATACTTACTTTGCTCATGAGACTTCTACCGCCGATAAGTGGAATATTGGCATCAATGCAAGTGGTGATTTGTTGTTTGGTAATTACAACGGTGGCTGGACTACCTTTAGTACAACTGGTTTAGGTGATGGTAATTGGCATTTTGTCCGTCTAACGACTACTGGTAGTAGCACAAGTCTGTACATTGATGGCACTCTTTTTGGCACTAATGCTAGTGGTGGAAGTGTCTCAACGGGTTCTCAAGTTACTAACAGATTAGACGGCGGTGCTTTCCGAATCGCTTATTTGCGTATCACAAACGGAGGCACTCCTCCGACTACCGGAATTCCTGCCCTTGCGGATATGAATCAACCCGCCGGGTCAGGCGGCACATTAGCCTTCTTCGATAAGCTTGACGACATTGCAAGTAGTGGCACTAAAACAAGCGACGGTGGTGGCGTAACGATCACTATGTCGGCAGCGACCGTTGCTACTGATACGTCAGGCACTGATAGCCTGATCGATTCGCCGACAAATTACACAGCAGATTCTGGAAATAATGGCGGTAATTACTGCACTTTAAGTCCCTTTGTTAATCCGAGTAGCGGTCAAACTCTTAAAAACGGAAACCTTACATGTAGTGGTGTTACTGGTAGGGTTGCCGGAACTGTTTACGCCAACACCGGAAAAGTTTATTGGGAATTTGTTGCTGGCACTGACTATACGATGGCTGGTATTGAGAGCAGCACCTGTCTTTGGGGTGCAACTTATCCAGGCGAAAACGATCAGCAATATGCACTTTATGGAAACGCCGGTTCCGGGCAGCTCTATCACAACGGTGGAACAACATCAGTCGATGGTTTCGTATCAGGCGACGTAATTGGTGTTGCCTTGGATTTAGATGGCGGTAACCTTTATTTCTACAAAAACGGCGCTGCTATGAACAGCGGCAGTGCTGTTGCTACCGGGCTTACGGGTTCGTGGACAGCAAACTGCAGATCAGGCAGCGGTGGTTACGACGGAGATACAAAATTTAATTTCGGCCAACGTCCGTTTGCATACACGCCACCAACAGGATATGTAAGTTTATGCACTACAAACCTCGCTGATCCAACAATATCCGACGGTACGACGGCCATGAGCCCGGTTTTGTGGACCGGGAACGGGGGTTCGCAGACTATTTCAGGTTTAAATTTTGCTCCCTCATTCATCTGGCACAAAATTCGATCAATTACAGGTGGTCATCAGCTTTATGACATTGTGCGTGGAGTTTCCAACAGACTTCGTTCTGACGACACAGGTGCTGAAACTACTTTAAACGGAGTAACCGCGTTTAATTCTGACGGTTGGACAATGACCGCAGGTAATAATTCCGGTGAGACGTATGTGAGTTGGACCTGGGACGCAGGAACCACAACGAGCACCAATAACGATGGTAGTACTCAATCTTCTGTCAGAGTATCGACCACAAATGGCTTCAGTATTGGAACATGGACTGGAAACGGTGCCATCACCACCGTCGGCCATGGTCTTGGAGCAGTGCCTGGTATGGCAATTATTAAGAAAAGAAACGGCACATCTCCTTGGTACGTCTGGCATCAAGATTTAGGTGGAAGTGGTTGGAACCTTCAACTAAACAATAACAACGCTAGAACAAATAATTCTGATGTTTTTTCTCAAGGCGGTTTATTTAACAGCAGCACAATTCCTTTAGGAGCCGTGGGCAATGTAAGTGGAAATAATGTCTTCCTAGCGTGGAGTGCCGTGGAGGGATATAGTGCCTTCGGTCAATACACGGGTAACGGAAGTAGTGACGGCCCGTTTGTTTATACCGGTTTCAGAGTCGCTTGGCTGATGATTAAAAACAGGCAAACCGGTAACGAGACTTGGACGATTCATGACAGCACTAGGGACGTTGATAACCCAGCAGAGCATCGACTGCTGCCAAGTTCGGAAGATGCCGAATCGACCGGAACTTCAGCACGATATAAAGATCTTTTGTCTAATGGATTTAAAATCCGTGGCACTTCAGGTGAGCAAAATACAAGTGGTGAAATTTATATTTATGCCGCATTTGCTGAAAATCCTTTTAAAACTGCTCGTGCGCGGTAAAGTTAGCGACTTATAACTAGACTATAAATAAGCCGCACCATTGTTTATGGTCGACTTCGAAAACGATTTAGTATTCAACCTTCAATGTTTACAAAAAAGGTCTGCTAGAAAACGTTTTCGAAGAAGTATCTTAGACGAGTGGCCGGAGTGTGCTTACTGCGGTCGAAAACATCCGACGACGCTCGATCATGTAATTCCTCGAGCGAAAGGAGGTAAACAAGACCGAAGAAATCTAATCGGTGCTTGTGGAGCCTGTAATCTCGAAAAAAGCGACCTTGATTGGTTTGTTTGGTATCGAGGTCAAGTATTTTGGACACCAGAAAGGGAGGACAGGATTCTGAGCTGGATTAACCAGCGTTCGGAACCTGAGCCTCCCTCTCCTGTTTTTGTGAACTGGATGGAAAAAGGGACACTTTTGCTTCCAGAGGCTGCTTAGACCTCAACAGGTACGCAGTTCGGAGGGCCGTGTGCCTTCATTTTTTCGATTAACTTCCATCTGTGACGTCGGTTCTCTGGTTTTGCAAACCAGGGATCCATCTTTACTGTTTCGATAGCCTCTAGCGTCTGTTCACAAGTCATTTGCCAGTCGTAAGGACTGCTTGCGATGACCGTGGCTAGAAGGATTTCGATCATTTTTTCGCGACCTTGGTCACGATACCAGCGATCATTTCAATTACTTTGTAAAACTTGCCGTAAAGCTCATCGTCTTTTGGTGTCGGTGTGACGTTAACGATGGCGAGTGCTAAAAGGTGCGCCGCGCCTGCAATACCGACGATGCTCGACCAATTTTCTAAAATAAAAGCCATGACTAAAAGTTAGATACAATATAAATATAGTCCTATAAGTGCATACAAATGCCCGCCATTTTGGAAGACGCAGTTAAATCGATTATGAAAGAGAACCCCGATATGAAGAAAGGGGCAGCTTACGCTATTGCTACGAAACAACTTCAGAAGTCTGGTGACCTCAAAGAAGGTTCTAACACAGCTACTGAAAAGGGTAAGCGTCGTGGTGAGATGAGTAAATCGACGCGAGCAAAAACCCGAGCAAGGAAATATAAAGAAGAACGAAAACGCGATAAAAAAGACGAACGTAACACCAGCGATCGTGACTGATATTTATGGAGTTATTACTCCCTGATTTAAAGCTTCCGGATATACAAACCTTTCCGGAGCCAGTTATTGATTATTTGCAGCCTCTTTCTCCGACGTATCCGAAGGTGTTGGTGCCTTCGTATCGTCCGGGCAAAGCTACGGTGTCTTTACCGAAAGTGACTCCAAAGGGACCTGTACCGGAACCCGAGCCAGAGAAATCAGTAGGTGAAAAAATCGTTGAAGATGTTGTTGAAGCTGTTAAGCCAGCTCTAGATTCTCACACTAAAGCCATTGGCACGCTTAGGACCGACCTGGATAATTTTATTGTTGAGGTCGAAGAAAAAGAAATAGAAGCTTCTGAGGTTGTAAATACAGTAACTTTGCCAGGCAACCTCGAGATACCCATACCAAAACCAGAGATTCTTGTAACAGCAGGGACGACTGCCACTGTCTCTGTGGGCGCAACCCTTATAGCAACCTCAGTGTTTAAAAAATGTGTTTCTGCTTTTAAACCTGTTATTAAACAGGTAATTAATCGGGTTCAGAGGAAGCTTGGGAAGAAACCTCCAACTTGGAGTAGGCAGCGATTGGCACAACGTCGTCGCAGATCGCTGAAAACGGGCTCTCCGGCCTGACCATATATCCTTTTTCGTACAAGTTCACACACTCACGTATACGAGTAAGAAGAATATCGACTCTTTTTTGCTGAATTTTTTTGCGAGCGTATTCTTTGCAAAGCTCAGTAATTCTTCCGTCTAACGGGATGCTAATACTGATTTGAGCGCCATAATTTTCACTTCTTGTGTACTCCGGGTGAAAGCCACCGCCAAGATAAAAAGGTGTAAACACCACAGTGCCGCTATTGCAGTAATGCCCACTTGAGAATCCTTGTGTGCTGTATGATCCTTGATTTATCTGTACCGCGCTATTTGTTACTGAACCTGTCGAAGTCGACTGAGGGTTTGCAACGACAGTTGTCCCGTCGTTTTGAGCGTGGGCGACGCCGCCCCAAAAAAGTATTACTGAGAGAACACACTTAAGGAAGTGGTTGTTGAAGTGGTTTCGATCGTTCGCTCGATGTCCTGTGTTTCGATTACTCCAGCTGCTCGCGAAGTGATTTCCAGCTGCCAATTTTCTGCTCCAGAAGTCATCGAATAGGTTGTGCTTGAACCTCCGATTTCGGCGCTCGGAGTAACGTTATGGCCCGTGTAGCTGTTGTAAGCTCCACCGTATTTTTCAATCGCAATCGTTTCAGTAATCGTTTGCTCAGTGGTAGTAGTGCTGTTCATCGAGCCCTGCGTAAACGAAGGGGCGACTTGTGCAAAAGCAGGTGTTGAAATAAATAAACCAAAAACTGCTAACCATTTGAATGTTTTCATGGTTTTGTCTTGGGTGGATTGTTTACTTCTACTTTAGTGTCTTTTTGTTTCCTATTTACATCTGAAGCTCGGCTAATGCCATAACCAGCCAAAGATCCAGAAAAAATACTGGCGATAAAAGTTGGGTCCATTTTTTGAAAATAACCCATGTAAGAAAGTGTCAATAAAGCGGCACTCCAGCTGAGTACTGACACTTTTACAATCTCAGCCAGCCACTCGTAAGAACGCTTGTTTTCTTCTTCGTTCATGGCTGAGAACTATTCTTCAGTCATATAAACTATAAGAGTTATCGGGAGTTTGTAAGTGGCAGAAACCGCTAAGAAAAAGCATCCTGAAAAATGGGAGCGAGCTAAGCGGAAAGCCCGCAAGAAAATGGGTGGTCACTCTGCACGCGCCATGCAATTAGCTACAAAATACTATAAAGAGATGGGCGGTAAGTACGAAGGTAAAAAATCAAGTAAAAATAAGCTCTCTAAATGGAGCAAGGAAGACTGGCAGACTAGAGAAGAGTATGAGAAAAAGAAAAAAGATTAATTAGAATCCATGCGTGTAAAGCGTCCTTGGGGTTGGTACGAAGAGCTCGCATCAGGCTCTGGTTACAAAGTTAAGGTCTTGCTTGTACGTGCAGGCTGCCAACTTTCGCTCCAACGTCACAGGCACCGCAGTGAAAGTTGGACGGTGGTTGCAGGAGATGGAAGGTTGTTTTGTGACGACAAATGGTACAAGGCAACTCCAGGATTAATGCTCAGCATCCCTTGTGGTTCTGTGCATCGTGCGACTGGAGGAAAAAAAGATCTGATTATTTCGGAAGTGCAGCACGGTGACTATCTAAAAGAGGACGACATCGAGCGTCTTGAAGATGACTACGGGCGTTCTTCAGATAAACAACAACGAAAACTTGTGAAAATCGCTCGCAAAGCTCAAGAGTGTGTGAGCCGTGAAGAGGCTCAGAAACTTCTCCGTAAAGCACGTAAAATATTTAAAAAGCTCAATAAACGTGGCTGATAGAGCTCGCGAAAAAGGTCGAACGGAACGCTACCTACCAAAGGCAGCGTGGGCTTCGATGTCAAAGGACGAACGCAAAGCAACGGATGAAAAAAAGAAGCGGGCTACACGAGGAAAACCTGTAAACACTCACGTAGCCAACACTGAAAAAGCCAAACGGGCTGGCAAAAAAGCTCGGTCGTACAAAGCATCTAAAAACAATGGCTAAACAAGGACCTTGCTGGGACGGTTACGTTATGGAGGGAATGAAAAAAAGTAAGAAATCGGGAAAAATGGTGCCAAACTGTGTAAGAGCTAAGAAAAAAGCTCGGTCCTACAAGAA